ATGGGAAACGCAGTGCGAACAAATGAATTTGGAGAACTGACTGCATTTGTTGCGGTTGCGGAAGAGAAAAGCTTTCGCAAAGCAGCGGCACGCCTGAATTTGACGGCATCAACGCTCAGCCATGCCTTGCGTGCGCTGGAGGAGCGGCTCGGCGTCAGATTGCTGAACCGTACCACCCGTACCGTTTCGCCGACCCAGGCAGGTCTGGCCCTGCTGGCAGAGATAGCCCCGGCATTCAACGTTATTGCGCATGCCGTCAAGAAAGTAAATGCGTTCAGGGAAAGCCCACAGGGAAGGGTGCGGATCAACACGCCAAGGATCGCAGCTGACATGATATTTCTGCCGCAGTTGCAGAAGTTTTGCCATCAGTATCCTGATGTCCAGCTGGAGCTGGCTACCAACGACGGCTTCGTGGATATCATCAGCCAAGGCTTTGATGCCGGTGTACGCATTCGCAGCGATGTTCAGCAAGATATGAGTGCGGTTCGTCTGACGGCAGATTTCCATTCTGCAGTGTATGGCTCACCGGCGTACTTCGAACGGCACGCCATCCCGCTGACCCCCGCCGATTTACAGCATCACTTGTGCATCGGACGTCGGGAAATCACAGGAGGGTCCTTATACCGCTGGGAATTCGAAAAAGATGGCAGGCAAATCGCAGTTCCGGTTAGCGGCCCTGTGACGGTCGACAACGTCAGCATGATGACTCGCCTCGCGCTGGACGGCATAGGACTGGTCTATACAGCGCAAAGCCCCGAACACGATGACCTAGTGACAACCGGCCGACTGATACGGGTTCTGGCAGACGGGTCGATCACCTACCCCGGCTTCTTTCTCTATTATCCCGGCCACAGGCAGTTGCCTGCGGCACTAAAAGCTGTGATCGATTGCTTCCGCTTGCCGTTTTTAAGCGGCACGGAAACAACGTCATATGACACAGTTCAGATTTCCTGTGCGTCAGTGCCTTGAGCATGAGCAAAAGGTGATAACTAGATCTGTACAGATAAATGATGTCTGGCCTGGTTGTGAAATCATCAAGAGGCATCCGCCCCCCCTTTGTTCTATCTGCCAGCCTGACCGCGCATAATGCGACCTTCTGTTAAGTAAGCACGATTAATCGTGGTCGCAGCGCGGTAAAGCATGGAGCACAAGATTCGGGGGGGTGATCTCAATGTGGACACTGGGAGGAAAACAAAAAGGCCACTATTGCTAGTGGACTTCGTAAGTCTTTGATTTTAATGGTGCCCGAGGCCGGAATCGAACCGGCACGACGCGAACGTCGAGGGATTTTAAATCTGATTTGACCCTAATATAAAACAAGGACTTACATAAAAATCAATGAGTTATACAACCAATGACGGCCAAAAATGACCACCCATTTGAAATTTTGTCGCCACTCTGTCGCCACTTTTATCCCTTCTCTGCCAGCAGAGCCGACAGCTTGCGCCATTCATCGGCAAACAGCCTTCTCAGATAAAACGACCTGATTCTGATTAACAGCCTTCTAGGAAGGCGAGCCCCCGCTTCGACCGCCAATAAGCACTGGATCTCAGCCCAAAGCGCATCACGTTCAAAACCAGACCAAACCGCTGAATCCGGGGCCAACATATTGATGTAACAGACTGGTGCCACCCACTCAAATAGGACCTTCTCCACATGAGTGGTCGGAAAAGTACGCGCCACTCTGACGATGCTCCGATAATCGATATCATCATCGACAAAAAGCCCTGAGAGAGCCTCGCACAGCGCGATATCTGACATTATTTCTTTCATGACCGTGCCCTATGCCCACAGCACCAGCTCAGTGTAATCCACAAACAGCAAGAGGATTCAAACGAACGGCATCTTCAAGGTGATCGGGGGCAAAGTGGGCATAGCGCATGGTCATGGCAATAGTGGAATGGCCGAGGATTTTCTGCAGCACCAGGATGTTGCCGCCGTTCATCATAAAGTGGCTGGCGAAGGTGTGGCGCAGTACGTGGGTGTTCTGTCCGGGTGGCAGCTCCAGCCCTGCCCGTTCGACCACCATCTCGAAGGCTCGATAGCAGTCACTGAACAGGCGGCCACGCTTTCTGGGCAACTGGACATAGAGTTCGGGGCTGATGGGCACACTGCGGCTCTTCTTACTCTTGGTGCGGGTGAAGGTCACTCGGTTGGGGGATACTTGGGACTGGGTCAGCTCTTCTACTTCAGACCAGCGAGCACCAGTGGCAAGGCAAAGTTTCACCACCATCAGCAGATCGGTATTGGGGCTCTCAACGCAGGCGGCCAGCAGGCTCTTGAGTTCATCGAGATAGAGAAAGGCGAGCTCGGACTCGGCCACCTTGTAGGCCCGCAGACCATCGAGCGGGTTTTCCCCCTGCCACTCCCCTAGTCGCTTGAGCTCGTTGAACACCGCACGCAGGTAAGCGTGCTCGCGGTTGACCGTGTTAGGGGTGACACCCTGCTTCTTTTGATTAATGGCGCGCCGGTCGCTGATATCGCCAGACAGCCGGGCTTCACGATAGGCGGCAAAGTCGCGAGCGGAGAAATTGACCGCCAGCGGATCCCCCAAGGAATTGCAAACAGTCAGCAGCTTGGATTTGCGAGCCTCGCCATCGCGCAGGCTCTGACCATGGCGACCAAACCAGAGTTCGACCAGATCGGAGAGGTGTCGACCATCGGTCGGCTCCCCCTGCCCTTCCAGCCAGGGCTTACCCTTGTCTGGATCCAGTACAAAGCGCTCGAACGCCAGCGCCTCCCCCTTGGTGGCAAACTGCTTGCGCACACGCGGCGCGTTGGGATTGGCCTTGCTGGGCCGCCCTTCCGGATAGATCTCGGCCAGCCACTTGCCGGATGATTGTTTTCTTACTGCCATAGTCCCTCCACAAAACACTGTCATTATATACAGTTATTAGTGGTGATAGGGATTGTTTAGTTTGTATTCAAACAAATTCACTGGGTGGTTTATCCGACTTGGTAAGACTACTTTTGGTTGTAATTCGGTACGGAAGCCATATAAAAATTGGACACTGCGTTGTTACCAGTGCCCAATGATGTTTAACTCTGACAAATAAAGTATTTAACTTTACATGGCAAAGGATACTTCCTTATTGTCAATAAATTCTTTCGAGTCAAAAGTGCGCTCTTTATTATAAATACTGAGTGATTCATGATATTCCGCTGCTTCTGCTTTCATAGTCCAATGGACTTCCGACAAGCCACGAGATTCAACCGATTGACGGATTTCTATCAAAGGCAAGCGGAAAAATTCTTTGCGAGGATTTACACGATTGACCGCTTTTAGCTCAAATTCTCGATGGAGTTCTTTTTCCAGTGTAGGAGCATCTTCACTATAAATTATTGCATGTACATCAAACTCGAATGGTACAGAGGCATCGCCAAGCTCCTTCACTCTATCTAATGGCTCCAAACGACGAGTCATACCAACCTTAAATACCTGCTCACCAAAACTTCCAATATTACTGATCACATAAACATGGCCTCTTCGTGTCTGTTGGGCCATAGATAGAGCCCTTTCACCTCGAGACTCTGCTTCTTTCAACTTCTCTTCTAACTCAGCCAACTGGGCCTCAAATTGCTGTCGTTGCTCATCGTTAGCCGAGGCAAGTTCTTTACGAGCCTTTTCTAAGGCTTTTTGTAACATCCGCTCTTCTTTTTCTGCGTCTTGAATTGCCTTTTCTATTTCTCGCTGGGCCCGTTCTTCTTCACGCATCTGATCACGGATAGCCTTTTGCTCTTCACGCTCTTGGCGTTGAAGTTCATAAGCAGCAACAGCCCACCTCAACTCATCAAGACGGGCATCAAGATATTCATGAGTAATGCGGGCATTTCGGAAAGGCGCACCGTTATGATTCACTAAGGCGAAAGCATCCACAACTTCTTGTTTTATCTTTCCATAATTATCAAATTTTACTTTTGCTAAAGCCGTATCAACCTTGCCATTAAAGGCATCTACAGCAAAATGGATTGCATTTGTTCGACGATGAGGTTCGGCATAGTCACACTCGCCAGCAAGACCATTTCTCACTAAATTACTAACACGTTTACGAGCTGCTTTTAATTTTTCACCAGCTTCTTTATAGCTGAATTCATCAGCAAGATCATCTAGTACAGAATGATTGGGGATAATATATTCGTCTTTATAACCATCAATAGTATTTCGCATAGCTCGAATAGCTGACTCATATTGTTCAGCCTTGTCCCTTGCTTCGATTGCATTACCCGCAATCTCCTCAGCTCGTTTATTTGCAAACGAGATCATTTTTTCAGCTTCTAACCTACACTGTTGCTCTATTAATTGAGCCTTTGCATTAGCCGCATCAACCGTTTCTCTAGCCTTTATGCGTAACGCTTTAGCCTCATCAATAAATGGCTGGGCTTGGGCCCTAGCATTTTCTTGTGCTGATTCTAATATTTCTCTCGATTTAGCGAGTAAAATATCGGCCTCAATCGTCATCTGCTTAACTTGTTTTTTGGCATCATCATGAAGTTTCTGAACATGAACCTCCATGTCAATAATTGGCTGTAACCGCTCCTCTAATGCTGCAATTAAATTTCGGTGTCGAGTCACATCCCCTTTCGCTGTTTCAGCTTCCTTCCTAGCTAAGTCTCGCTCAATGGCAATTTTCTTTTTTTTTCTTGATGAAATAAACCACCCAACAGACGGCAATACAATAATTGCCAGTATTATTATTAGCGTAATATCACTACTACTCATGTTCTCTCCAAATTTAAAAGGGCGCATTAGCGCCCTGTTTGTCTTTTTCTATATGATCTGTGTTCTACCATCACGCCGATGATCTGGATGTGCTGCCTGTCGGAGTGCATGGAGGGGTAATCATCGTTGAGGGGGACAAGTTCAAACACCTCTTGCCCGTTCTCGTCGACACCGCGGGGCCGATACTTCTTGAAGGTAGCTTCATTGTTGCCGTTCCTCGCCACAACGTAATCCCCTGGCTGGGGGACTTCATCGGGATCAACGATGATCAAATCCCCTTCTTTGAACTGCGGCAACATGGAATCGCCACGCATCCAGAGGCCAAAACCACAGGGCCCAATGTCGACGCTAGCCGTCACATACTCAACATTGCCATCAAAGGTAGTGGCTTGCTCGCACATCTCGCGCCAGTTGCCCGCATGGACATAGCTGATCACGGGGATCCGCCTGCCCTGCGGTATTACTGCCGGTTCGACGTTGTGATAACCAGGTATCGGCTGCTCTGGTCCATCACCGCTACCAGCCAAAAGCCAGTCAACCGTCACCCCCAGCGCTGCCGCTAAGTCATTGAGATAGCGGCCTTTTGGCTGGTTTAAACCGGACTCCCATTTCCCCACCGAAACATCACTCACACCAATAGCTTTAGCAAGTGCCGTCTTCGAAAGATTCAGAGCCGTTCGTCTACTGAAAATGCGATCACTAATTGTCATCGCTCTAGCTTAACCTCGGCAATCCGAACAAAAGGTTGATCCTTTACCGAAGTTAAGTTAGCCTTCAAACAATCCTAACTTAAGGTCGAAAAAGGACGATTATGAAAAAAGAGGATGCAATCAGTTACTTCGGAAGCGCTGCAGAGCTGGCCAGAAATCTGAACATTTCAGAGCCCGCTGTATCTCGCTGGGGAGACATCATTCCGAAAGGTCGTGCCTACCAAATCGAAGTTTTGACCGGCGGCAAGTTGAAAGCCGATCAGTCCCAAGCCGCGCAAGGCCGCGCGTAACTTAAGCCGCAGGAGGCAAAACCATGATCATCGCCCCTATTCATATCGATACCCCGGTCTGTACGGTCGAAAGCTTCTCTGAGCGTACCGGCCTGACCCAACGCACTGTAGAGAACTACGTGCGAGCCGGTCGTATCCCCATCATGCCCAAGCAGGGTCGTGCTGAAAAAGTACTGATCAACCTGGTGCTCTACACCCAGCAGGCCATGAATCAGCAAGGTACTGTGCCTGCCGCCAAGCCTGTCCGCACACCCAAAGTGTCGCGCAAACAGGAGGCTTAAGGCCATGTTTGAACAAAGCACCACCAAACAGCCACATTTTTTACAGCACTTCGATTCCGCCTGTTCGCGCTTCACCGCCAGCTACTCACTGGCAAAGGTGGCACGCGCAGCGGGTATTGGCGAGCAGCTGCTTCGCAACAAGCTCAACCCTGCTCAGCCCCATCAACTCACAGCCAGGGAACTGGTGGCCATCTACCACGCCACCGAGGGGGACGAAACCCTGTTCGACGGCATGCTGATGGAGTGTGGCCTCACTGCCGTGGTGATCCCCAAGGCAGATCGTGCCCCTTCCCTGCCCCATCAGGCGATCGACCTGAACGCCAAGATCGCCAGCATTGGCCAGCGTGCGCTGGAGTTGACCGAACGCGGCCGGATCACCCGCTCTGAACGCAACACCCTGGTGAGCGTGGCCACGTCGGCCATGGGCTCACTCGCCATCTTGATCCATGACGTTGAAACCCGCTTTCAGGCGGTACCAGCCCTGGCATGCGCATCAGACATCCTGATCCAAAGCATGACCATGTGAAAAGGAGGAACCCACCATGCAACAACCAAATACCGAGCAACGCAATCTGGCTGGCCTGACGCCCCTAGAGCAAATCGAAATGAATACAGCCGGTTGCCTGCTGCTGCGCGAACTGTTCGGCATGACGCGCTCAAGTCTGGATACCGACTGGCTGGCGATCAGCTCAGCCAAGAAGGCTGCTATTTGCGCCATTGCCCATCAACCACGCGGCGAACTGATGACCGCCACCCTGTCTGCACTGCCACACCAGCAGCGAGAAGCCATCCGGCTGGCCGTGATTGCGTTGGATTATCAGGGCGGATTCCGCTGCGGCTGTGACACCAAGCTGTGGCACCCGGCACCAACCACCAGACCGATGGGAGATATCGAGAGAGAGAAGAAAGAGCGAGCCGCCAAGCTGCGCATGAAGCGGGCCGTGCTGGCCGCCAGTGAGATGAGCAGACAGGGCCCGTGTGCCATCGGGCAATAAAAAAGCCCGCATTACGGAGCTGTAACTCCAAGCGGGCCTTCATCAACAACCTNCCCAGGAAGTCGATATGACAACTTTAGCGATCCCCTGCGCGCTGCGCAACCTTCGTATCCAGCAACGCAAGCTGACGGGCCGGTATGGCGCCCGTCTTAGCCAATATCCCGACGGCATTGCGGTTATCGAGCGCTCCACCGCGCTGGCTTGGGCCTCTCTGTTTCACCGCATCCCCACCTGCACCGCTTAACAAGGAACCTGACCATGACCGCACAACCGACCCAGATCAATTTACTGAACCATCATGCTGCCAAACGCCTGCGCCAGTTACGGGAACAGATGGCCTTGAGCCGCCCCAAGTTTGCCGATCTGCTGGGCATTCCGCCAACCACGATTAAGAACTACGAACTGGGGTACCGCGAGATTGGCGGCGGCCTGTTCCTGTTGATTGCCAACCATCCGGACCTAAAACAGCACATCGACTGGCTGCTGACCGGGCAAGCTCCCAGCCAGATAGCGGAGGCATGACGATGGCCATCGTTATCACTCGCCACACCGCACATCAGCGGCTCCGCGCGATAAATCGGCGAGAGCCGGCATGAGCATTGACGCCATTCATATCGCCCAACGGGCCGAGCTGACCCTGTTGCTGCTGCTGACCGAACTTCTGGCTAGCGGCGAGCAGGAGAACCGCATCGCCCTTGGGGCTCTCTACTCGGGCGGCCAGTACATCCAGGTGCAGCTGATTGTGACCAGCAGGCCAGAGGATCTGCTGGATGACGATTCAGTGATGGGGGACGAGGCATGACTGATGAGCTGTTTGAACTGGAGGCCCCGACCGATGAGCTAGGCAGCGAAACCGGCCCAGCTCATATGCAACCGCCGGCATCGGTCAGCCAATTGACCAAACACTGGCAAGCGGCACACGCAGAGTTCGAGAGAACAAGTAACTGCCCTCGAACAGAAGTAGATGAGCTGCTGGCACTGGGCGCGATCCGCGCCTTGTACTGGCTGGCGCTGGGCAGTGCTGAAACCGCGCTGGCAACCACCATTGCGAACTGGTGGGCGGATGTGTCGCCCATGCACGGACTGGGGGCAACCATCAAATGAACTACCGCCTGATATCAATGATGGAGCGGGACTTGGGTTGGTGGTGGGAAGACCTGCGGGGCGCCAGTGCCCGCCTGCGTGGGTACCAGCACCTGCTCATCGAGTGCCGCCAGCTCTCGCCAAGGCCAAAGGCCACCATCGCGCTGACACTGCGCCAGTGCACAGCGGCCCGTCGCATCTGTGCCCACTCCTCCCTGGTGATCAAGGGCCACCGCTGTGCCCTCAACTCCCTGCTAGGTACCACTGCCCAATGAACCGCCAGACCACCAAGCTGCCGCTGTCCAGGAGGACACTGCGGCAGCGCATCGATACCCTTGCCAACTCCCTGCCCGGTATCGACATCAGTGCCCTTGGCCCCGTCTTTATTGGTACCCCAGGCCAGAGCGATCTGGTCTGGGCCATTCAACTGTTCGATGGCCTGTCATCACAGCTCACCCTGACTCTGTTCAAACAGTACATGCGCCGCCGTAAAGATGGCACAAGCCGGAACTGCCGCAGCGCCAACATCTGGTTGCGTGAGCGCACTAAATGGGTGCGCGGTCTTATCCAGGCGATCCCGGTCGACCCGCAGACCATGCGCGATGAAGAGGGGCGCAAGCGTGTCGCACATCTGTTCGCCAACCAGACGGCCGCGATCTGGCGCCACATCGAACAGGGCATCAAAGCCGGCGATGTACCGGATCTGCTGCTGACCTGGGAAGCCATCCGCCAACCGGCCGATCAGTGGAAGTTCACCCCTCGGATGCCCAAGTTCAAGCGCCAGGAAAACCAGGATGAATGGATTATCCGGGTGATGGTACGCCTGCTTTCTGCCAAGTGGTGGGAACGCAGGGTTAACCGTTGCTGGGACAGGCTGCAGGAGCACACCGCCATTTTGCTCGGCAAGGTACGCAAAGGCGTATCCGCCTATATCTCGAACGCCACCATGAAGGTGGTGCGCGAGCGTAAGCGGGCAATGCTGCGCTGGCTGGCAGAGTCTGAGGTGATGAACACCCAGCACGATCTGGTGGTATCGATGAAGGATTGCTGGGAAGCCAGCACCTCCAACCCGGTCAACCGCCGCAATGAAATGATGACCCGCATGCGCGGCTTTGAGGACTACGCTGAGGAGCAGGGCCATGTGGGGGTGTTCTTCACTTGGACGGCCCCGAGCCGCTTCCATTCTTGGAAGACAGGCCGCAACGGCAAGACCATCGAAAACGAGAAGTATGAAGGCGCCACCCCGCGCGAAACCTGCGCCTATATGGGAAAGCTGTGGAGCCGTGCCCGCTCATATTTGAAACGTTGGGGTATGCCGCTCTATGGCTTTCGGGTCTGCGAACCTCACCATGACGGGACACCTCACTGGCACCTGCTGCTGTTTATGCGCCCGGCCGACAAATGGCGTGTGATAAGCACCCTCCAGCATTACGCCCTGAGCCATAACCTCCAGGAGCTGGAGCGCAGCAATCTGGGGATCCCCTTCACCGACATCACCCCCCGCTTTGACTGGAAGGAGATCGACCCAGCCAAAGGAGATGCCACCGGCTACATCGCCGCCTATATCGCCAAAAACATCGATGGCGAACACGTTGACGGGGATGACGAAGCCGGCACCAAAGCAGACATTGGTGCCCAGCATGCCTGCGCCTGGGCGAGTTGGTGGGGGATCCGTACCTTCCAGCAGATCGGCGGCGCACCGGTCGGGGTATGGCGCGAGCTGCGCCGTATCAGTAACGCCAAGAAGCACGGCGATCTGGTGGGGCCACCCAAACCCGTGTTGCAAGATCCACGCTTTGAGGCGGCCCGCTATGCCGCTGATAACGGCATCTTTCGCTGCTACCTCCACGCTATGGGCGGAGCACTGGCCACTCGTGCCGAGCACCCCATCAAGCTGGCCCACCTCATTGAGGAGCAGGCCAACTGCTACGGCGAAGACATCAAGCGTTTGATGGGACTGCACACCGCCCGCTTGGGTATCAAGACCCGCCTGCAAGGGTGGGAAGTGGTACCCGAAGGCACATACCAGGCCACCAAGGCCGCCGGGGGTTCAGGTTTGGGGGTTGGGGTTCAGTCGGGCGACAGCCCGGCTCCTTGGAGCTCTGACAATAACTGTACGCAGCCGGATCCAGCGGCGTTCGCGGATCAGTTGATGGTAGAGCAATGGGGGTTATCGCCCTTCTCCATCGAGCGTTTGCGGGCTGGCGCCAGCGTCACAGCAGATGGCTTCACCCTCTGGCTTGAGAACGGACAGGTGCAGTCGTGCATAGCGATCCCGATCGAGCCGGATTGGCAGCCAGAGGGACTGCGTCTAGCCGAACAGGGCCAGCCGGATGAGGACGCGGTACCGGAAGGCGATCAGGACTGGCCGATGCTGGTTGAGCTGTGCGGCAAGGTATACCAAGCACAGGGCCATGCTGGAGCGTACAGCTGGGTCAAGATGCTGCCCGCGCCCTATCAGTCGGAGATGTGGCGGGTACTAGAAGGGCTGGATGCACCGGAGTGGTTACAAGAGCAGAATGATTACAGCGTACAAGCGTTGGAAGCATAACATGAGAAACAACAGCCCAGGTGCCAGCACCCAGACCGTCCGCCGGGAGGATTACAACCGCCTGGATATTCGGGTGACCTGTATCCTCCAGCCGCACGGACCAACCAATGAGATCAGTCAGTCGGTGGGACTGCGGCAGGGCAAACAACAGGCCGTGGCCTGCGCCATCCTGCGCCGCCACCATCCTCGTCCTGCATCGCGGGCCATACCGGCTATCGCCGCCGATGTGCCTAACCCGTATCAATTGCACCAACTCTAGCTCAGCCGAACAGCTCATACCAAGGTACAAGCTATCACTGCACCAGGTTATGGCTGACCACAGTTAAATCGAGAGATAGGAAATATTTAAGAGCCCCGCACTGCGATGTGAATAGTCTAAGGCGCCAATCACTCTTTCCGAGAACGGGACCCTTATCTGATTTCTCGTGCTGAGGATTTAGAACATAACTCTTTACTCACTAGAATTTTTTAAATTAAACTAGGGAAATTTCCATGTGTAGTAGCTTGTCAGATGTCTATTTATCACCAAACTCAACCGTAGAGCCTAATAAAGTTTGCTCTGTAATGTAATATGGTAAAAAATCAGAGATATAAAACTTAAATGCCTTCCAAAAATTTAAACCCACCAAAAAAATAAAAGCCACAACTATAATCCAATCTAAAAATGAATTTGCTCTCCCTCCCCAGCCGATGCATAGAGATATAACAACAAATACTTCAGAGCTTGTATGGAATGATTTTAACTTAACCCTCAAACCTTCAAGTTCTTTTGATACATCTTTAGCAAGAAAGTAATTCAATAATTCTTGCTCTGACTTTCTAGCATCAACTTTCTCCTTGATTTCAGATATGTAACAATTAAATGAGGAAGCCTTAGATAAAATATTAAAGGATCTACTGCTAATCCATGAATAGAAGTAACCAATGGCTCCTGTGACTAGAATTGAAACTACAAGCTGCTCAAAATTCACAGAAGCGAGCAAGCCTGATTTGAAGTCTAAAATGAAGTTGACTTTAATTTTTTTAAGTTCAGATAAAATCCTAACATCATCAGGCTTAGCATACATGTACGATGAAATTAGCACTATAAACATTACAAAAAAGCGATGAATAGGATATTTTTTAGTAATATCTTCAACATACTTTTTTTGTACTGCCTTCGCCAGTTCTTCCATAATTACGCCAACTTAATGAAATAAATATCCCCTGCATTTGGGTCAAATGCACCGTATTCTATCAAAGGTGAACCAACAAAAGTCATTGCTTTTTTTCCTTGAAAAAATGGCATTGCCATCTCAAGAAAACTTTCATTGAAAAAATGAATGTTAGCCACTTTCTCCGTAATCAAGTTATATATTTTACCATTATTATTATGCCGATCTAGTGATGATATAGTGGCATTATATAGAACTGGCTCGCCCAATTCTCTGCGAGAAACAGTTGAATGAAAGCTGCCTGCAGATGTTTTATTAAATTCGAATTTAATAGATTTATCGCCCCTTAATGTAAGTTCAAAGGTACTATCTCCTGCGTGGCTAGACCTAATGATGGAAAGTATTTGATCGATTTCTCTAGAGATAGCCCGATCTCCATATTGCCTTATTACTGAAGCATCGGGGTTGTCTATCATCGTCCTAAGATCTTTGGGAACTAGAATTCCACTTTCAACTTGTGAAATCCTTTTGCTTAAAGATTCTTCAATCTTAGTCGCTTTATCCAGCCCTGCTTTCTTTGAAGCTTCCACAGCACCATTTACAGCACTAGAAACCCGATTTATGACAGATTTGGTTACTGGATTTGACGATAAAAAATCAAGAACATAACCACCCTCCCTCGGTTCTTGCACCAATAGTTCAACATCTGAGTAGAACTCCTGCCGCATTTTCGCAAATTTCCATAACTGCCCATAATGTTGCTCTAAATAGGCTCTATCGATTGAGTTTTGCAGGTGGATAAGTGTTTTACCCAACGTTCTCATGCTCACTTGGTGATTAACCGCTATATCGCCATCAAAATGAATTTGAACAAGACTCACAATAACTCCCAATATTAAAAATTCCCAAAAATTTTTGGGCATTGATATGTGTTTATGTGCTCATCAATGATGATGACTGTTGACTCTACTTCGATAGATGATAAACAGCATTACCAGAAATTCGCGCATAACTATAGTCAGAAAAAACTCAGGTCTCACAGTATCTCGATTCCAATAGAGCACCTAAACTACGCTGCCGACATGGTTTTGTGCTATTTTTCGTGAACATGCTGATTGTGGTGCCTAGTGCACAAACTTTTTCATCCATCACCAGTCCATTATCAACGGCCTGCTAGACTATGACTTGCCAAGTAAGATGTGTGCCCCAGATTTTTCCTCTTAAGTATTTTGTGAGGTAAAATTAAGCTAATTGAGGTGGGCTAGCTTCTTTGTCATTTGGTAAAACTTTAATATCTTTTGCTCCAGCCATACGATAAATTTTAAGTTGGTTATTGGGAGATTCAAGAGCTAATTCATCTAGCTTAACCCTTAAATTATCGAACCGAACCTCACCAATATCCTGCTCGATAGTAAGTATAAACTCAAGCTCTCGGCCTAAAGCACCATACTTCGCACCAGCTATCCGATGTTTTTCTGATCTTTCTGAATCACCAAGAAATGTTTGCAAACTTGCCAATAATGCAGCAATTACACTTGCCAACCCTAAACATATTTTCACCCAAGCTTCCGTGTTTTCCTGTGAGACCGTAGCAAATACTGATGTACCAACTAGCGTGGTCAAAATAACCGTTGGCACACCCAGCCAATACTTCCTATTATTTAAACTATCGGCGGAATAATAATGTGCAGCTTGCGTTACTGCCACTCGCTTGTACCATTCTTTAAGAACATCTTTACGTGTCTGCACAAATCCTCCTTGATTAATACCATACCACGTTAAGTTTTTAATAACGCAGTACCGAAGCCTCTACAAAGCACCTTTACAACGCACCTTTACAACGCATAGAAAAATACCATGAGATTGTACCCCCCTTAAAATAGGTTGGTAAGCTTATATTTCCTCGACAACCATTTCATACTTTCTTGAATGTGGTACTGCCTGCATTACTTTAACAGACGAAAGCCCATGAAACTCTAGCAAATGAACAAGAGAACGTCTCAATTCATTTGTTGATTTCCACCCAAAAACCAATGAGCTTATTGCATCTTTAGGGAAATCAAACAGCCTTACTTTTTTATATATCTCATCAGCATGATCTGGCAGTACTTCTGGATATGGTAAAAATGTATTACCATTCCCAATCGGTCTCCGCTTAACAAATTCCATGCTTTTTCTAACTTCTTGCTCGTATGCCCAATCAATACTCTTTGTTCTAAATAATGATGCATCCTGCCGCCCTTGCAGCGGATTTAAAAATGGCCGTTTTTCACTGTATTCAATTTCGGAAACGCCGAAATTAAAATAACTATGCTGAGAATTGAAACCAATCACGAAACCCTCATGGCTTTGAGCATAATGCGACCACATTAGAATATTTTTATTGGTTTTACTTAAACTTAAATAACCCTGTACATGGGCATCCAGCATCACAATTGAATATGCCTGTTCCATCAGCCATGGTTCATCCGTATAACAACGATAAAAATTAGGGAATTCTTTTTTTCTAGCCCTTAAAAATTGCTTTTTCTTTACCGCACTTCTAAATGCAAACTGTTCTGCCTCAGCTTCAATACGAGCTAAGAACTGCTTGTAATACCAATCCTCCCCCTTGTCAATTATCGCAGGAAATACTTCAAATGGGTCATTAAGCGCAATCGCTTGAGTATAGCGAATCTTTAAATTCTCTAAAACATCAATTCGCTGAGGACTTAAATACTTAAAATATTGCAACACACCTCCAAAATAAATTAACCGCTTATTATTTGAAAAATAACCATGTCGCAATGTGTTTGCTCTCGTATCAATCCAATTAAACTCTGTTGAATGTTTTTCCATCTCTACGCTAACCTACTAGACGAAATCTGTGAATATATGGGGGTTATTCGATCACAGATCTCATTGGTAGTAGTCTTACTGCTCAACATCTCTCAGCAAACAAGATAGCTACCGCACGGGGTTTCAGCTCCCTGTATGCTGCTTTTAACCGGATTGAGTATGGGAACAATCATCAAATACGCCTCGGCTTCCTTTGGTATAATCGGGGTCGGATGAGTAGGGTATCAAACGCCGACCAGCGTAGTGAGTGAAAGTTATCAGTAGAGCTGATTTTGGTTAATTTTTTGACGCCGATCAGCAAAGCGGGATGACTAAGAGGGCAGAGGCTGTGACTATCTACGCTCCATAACTCGAGAGAGGAAAACAACCGGATACCTGAGAGTAGATTATGAAGCGTGAGCAGTTAAGCCCCCGCTATACCACCGAGTTGCCTGTGCTGAGTGCTCCTCTTTGCCAGTACTCAGATGATGAGGTGGCTACAGCTGGATAGCGACCTTGTCGCTTGCCCATATCCTAAAGGCAACAGCAAGATGAGCAATGCACAGCTGATTGAGATCGATGCTCCTGCGCCAGCGATGGGAAACCGCAGGCCACTAGAGAGATAAACCAGGTGTGGGTTAAACAAACATACTGGCAATCTCTGAATGTCTGTATAAATAAACAGTACACCAAGCAGCCCAAAGAGGAGCGAAGCTGCTCTTTTGGAGCCCTCTTGTCACCATGATGTGGCCGAAAAATCCAACTCACAGAATAGATATGGAATGATAAAATTGTTTTTTTTCATTATGTTATGAACACATGGCCCTTATCATCACTGGCCATAAAGAATGTTTTTTAATCACTATTGGATCGAAAATTATCTCATGTTAGGATCACACCCCTTGTGAACGCTGATGTGTTCGTAAGTGTGCCATTGCTAAACTGTCACATTCTTCAGTGGAAGTTGACTGGTTGCATGAAATGGCTAATGGGTCTAGTGTTATGACACGGGCCCACAATCAGACTATTTGGATGTGCTTATGCCTTGTAACAGTGTAAGAGCTCTCAAAGAGCGCCAACATAAGCTTTATAATGCTCGTGTTATGGCAGTAAAAAGCGGCCGCAGGCCAAGGAAGCCTCTGCAAGCTAACTCTATGTTCAAAAGTGTGAGTGACAGGCCCAAAAGTGCCATTAATTTTTTATTTGTATAATTAAAACCAATCGTTAGAATACCCCTGTGATTTCATAGGGGTATTTTTTTATGGACAAAAATGATTTCCTACAGCCAATAGATCAGCTGTTCTTCATTAATAAGGCTCTTATTGACAACATAGATAAGATTCATGAGCCTATAATAACAGTTGGTGGACAAGCGGTTCATTACTGGGTTGTTCATTACTTATCGTATTATAGAGTTCCACCAGAATCAGTTTATATTGCATCAAACGATGTCGACTTCTCCACAAAAGCGTCCAACTTATCAGCCATAGAGTCCATATTGAACGTTGATGTTAATATAGATGAGAATGGCCCCCCTCCGTCACTTGCCCTTATATTACTTAAAGACAAAGTAACACACAAAATAAAATCTGAAAATGGTAAGTATTACGTGAACCATGAATTATACGATGGGGAACATGAAATCAAGCCGAATATTGTAGATGTCATTGATTTTCCAGCAGGCTTCAAGCATCTTGATTTTAAAGAAAAAAATTAATTCTCAATACGGAGCCCTTCCAATTACCTATAGAGTTAGATACGCCATCGAGCGATCTTATCCGCATCCTTAACCCTATATCATGTGTTAGGTCTAGAATTGCTAACATTGATCAGAAAATAAAACAAAATATAACAGCCGAAGTCGAGCGAATAAAATCATTGAGAGTCCCATTAGTTGTATTTATTTTAGATAAATTCCAGCAAGTAGATTTCAGAGAGGCCAAGGAATATCTTTATAACTTATTCTATCTGCTTCAGGACAATATAAGCATTCGAATCATTGCCAAACATAAAATTGATTTTCACAGTGTTCTTGATGCTATTCATTTTAATCTCAAGAGCTTGAAAGGCATTGAAGAAGAATTTATATCAAAAGATTTTATTCGCCGTTCTGAGTACACAAAGAAAAAAATTGATAAAAAAATAAAAAAATATGCGGAGCAAGAAACTCAAACCTCTATTACCCGGTAAGTAGGTCTTGCAGTGGAGGATGTCCTCCTCCTCCACTGCCTGTTATAAGAAATCGACTTGTTATCGTCCACTCATCCCCCGCAATACTAGCTGCCGCCCCTCTGGCGTCAGTGAGCCCATCAAGCTCAGCACCAGCTGGTTTGTGGTCTTGGCTGACGGGCTCAGGGTGTGGGCGAATGACAAAGTGGCCACCCAGCTGTGGCCACACTCGGCATCGGTACATTGGCAGTAAAGATCGGCAACAGCAGAGCTCAACTGATTGGTTTTGGTAATACGGCCCCGTTGGCCACACTCTTTGCAATAAACCCGCATCACCCCTCCCGATAAATCAAACACGCAATCAATAGATGTGATCTTACCCTAAAAGGACTGGCTTTTTATACAGTCTCCCCCACCGTATCCCTAAAATCGACCCAGAGGGAACGAGGGAGTCCCGCGCTGTTGATGGCATCCTGGATAAGCTCACAGAGCGGCAGCACCTCGTTTCGGGCATAGGTAGCGTCGTACTTCTCGGGATCCCCTAACCCTCCCCCACCATTGGTCGGAATAATGCCGGCCAGCGCCGCCGGAAAACGGTGGCTGGTCAACACGTCCTGGGCAGTGATCCCCTTGATGGCGGCAAACTCATCCTTGGTTGCTATATCCCCCACCGGAATAAGCTTGATGCCGTCGGGCTTGCCGTCCGGGATGTTGACGAACATGGAGCGAAAATTCCCTACCCCCTTGCTGTTGGCAATCTTGTCCTTCATCTCCTGTTCGGTGTCATCGTCCATGTTCGGGTCGGTGGCGTAGAAGATGAACCCCATGTGGGCGCCGTTGAGAAAGTATTTGCGCCGAAACAGGGTGGCATCCTGGTTGAGCAGCGCCGACTGCAGGCCGCCCAGGTAATCGGGCATGCCATAAACCTGCTGCTCGGGGTCGTACTGGGCCAACCAGATCACATCCTCCGGCCGGTAAATCAGGTTCGGCTTGCCCTGCTGCTGCAGGTAAACAAAGCAACCGTCTTCACGGCGGCGCAGGTAGACGCTCGATAGCGGGTGCAGCCCCACCACCTGGCCAAAGCCGTTACGAATTTTAAGCATGCCCGCATCCCCGAACTGCAGATAGTTGTGCACGAACGCCGTGATGGTAGCGCGCTGGTTGGTAAAGCGCCCCGCCACCATGTTGCGCCGCGCCATCAAGATAGCCCCGTGGTGGGCGTTGGCCCGGGCCACCTTGGCCAACCCCTTACGCTCGATGGGAGGCTGGTAATACTCGCCGTAGGGGTTGTAGAACACCCCGGTGTAATCGGTCATCCAGGCGGTGGGGTCTATCTCTTCCGGCATGCTGAACACCACTGAGGGGCGCGTGGAAGGGGTGGCCACCTTGGCCAGTGCTTGCTGTCGTTTGCTCATGCTGCCTTTCTCTCCTGGCTGGTGACCCAGCTGGATTTGCGTTTGCGGTTGGTATCGAGTGGCTCGTTGGCCACGGCGTGGGCGATAGCAAAGAACACATCAGCGTGGCCGGTCACGTTGTCGCGGGCGGCCCGAAACGTCATCTGGCCGCCGCCGGTGGTGCTGCGTTTGATAGCAAGGAACGCCAGCGGGATATCCCGGTCCGCGCAGTCCCACTCGATGCGATTGGCCTCCACCACGTCGATCATCTTGAGCACCAGCCGCGACTTGCTCTCGACGCTGTAGTTGATGGGATGGCATACCCCCTTGAACACGGGTTTTAAGAGGTCAAACACCCCGACGCCAATGCCGGACACATCGACCCCCAGATACGTGACCCGAAACTTCTTGGCGATCCGCGTGATCTCCTGCGCCTGGTACTGGAAGTTAAGCCCGCGCCAGTAGTGCTTTTCCAGCACCCGGAACCGCTCGCCGGCGACGGTGGGCGGGGCCACCACCACCAGGGTGGCGTTGTCGCGGGTGCGGCTCGGGTCATACCCCAGCCACACCTCCCGCCGGCCAAACGGGTCGGGCCGCCCGGGTTTGTAGTCCTCCCACCGAGTCGGGTCCACCCCTGCCCGCTCCATGTCCTGGAACTTGAACACCGACAGGGCATCGTCGATAAACCGGCACAGGTAGAGGCGATCGAACACCTCCTCCGGGTATTCGTCTTTGAGCTCCTCGATGTCGATGAGGTTACAGCCCAGGCGTATGGCATCCTCGACGGTGATGACGTAACGCCACTGCCGATCGGGACAGATGCGGCCCCCGTCGCGCAGGTCGTCTTCACCCGGGAAGTCAACAGCCTGCCGGCTTGGGCGAGTACCCTTCCAGCGATCCCCAGTCCAGAACCGGTACGCTTCATGTACCTTGCTGGACGGGGTCGAGAAGTAGGTTTTACGCCAGTGGCTCTGGGTGGCCATGGCACTGGAGACATCGGAGAGCCGCTCGAAGTTGGGGATCCAGAAATACTCATCGATGTAGACGTTGCCCGAGCGGGACTGGGCGCTGTTGGAGTTGGTGGAGCAAAAGATAAGCTCGGCCCCGTTCGACAAGACGATGGGGTTGCCGGTCAGGGTGACGCCAAGGAAGGTCTGGGCAATCTTGCAGATATAGGAGCGAAACACCTCCGCCTGGGCGCGGGTGGCTGAGAGGAATATCTGGTTGCCACCGGTAAGAATGGCATCTTCCAGTGCCTCGCCGGCGAAGTAGTAGGTCATGCCGATCTGGCGTGACTTGAGGATGTTGCGGGTGCGCGGCAAGGCCGGGTCGTTCTTGGCCTCCCGACAGCGCAGCTGGTAGCCAAACAGGGTACCCAGCCACTCGGCAAAGTCTGCCTCTGTCAGGTGGCCGATCTGGTTCTTGCCCTTCTTGCCACCCCTCCCCTTACTACTACCGCCATCCTGGCCGCCTCGGCCACGGCGCGGCAGCTCGGCAGCGGGTTCATCGCCACTCTCGCGGCGGGCGGTGAGCGCCTGCTGGCGTTCGGCCCACTTAAGGGCTTTCTCTTTCAGGCTGACATGGTGGCCGATGAGCCGGTCCAGCTCATCCTGCTCGCCCGGGGTTTTCTTCTCGCGATCCAGCAGCACATTGACCCGGCGGGCGATGGCATCCTCCACCGCCTCGTCCGTGAGCAACTCTCGCCAGCCGAGCTTCTCGGCCCAGTAGTAGACAATGCGACAGGAGTTGAGCCCCAGTTCGTCCTTGATCTCCTGGGGGGNCCATCGCTTAAGGTAGAGTCCCTTCGCAGCCTTGCGGATCTCTTCGGGATACGCCATGGCGCCTCCATCGATATGAATGATGGCGCCATCATAGCCAGCCCATTACCCCCACTTATCCCACTGATGTTCTGAGCAATTCGGATATCCCNCTGGATCCGAATCCCCCCGAACACAACTGGATGAAACCCCCTCGCCGACCCGATAGCCTGAGCCCGCATCTTATTGGGAGCAGGCATGAACGAATCAACCTTGAGAACTGGCTGGGTCTGTATCGCCACCGAAGGCAAAGCGGTGGACGGGCGGGATATTACCCGCGACTGGCTCACCGACATGGCCGAGACCTACGACCCNACCTATTACACCGCCGTCATCTGGCCCGAGCACGATCGCTGGTCCAGCTATGGCACCGTGCAGGCGCTCAAGACCGAAGAGGCCGATGGCAAATTNAAGCTGTTCGCCATCCTCTGCCCCAACCGGGATCTCATCTACTGGAACCAGAGCGGCCANTATCAGTTCTGCTCCATNGAGCCATTCGAGCAATTTGCCGATCTCGGCCGCACCTACTTGATTGGCCTGGGCGTTACCGACCAACCCGCCAGTACCGGCACCACCTACCTCAAGTTCAGCAACAGCAACAAGGGCNAGACCGTCGGCACCAGNGAGCCGCTGGATCTCTCCATGNTCACACTGCCCAANCACGAAAAGACCGATGGCTTCATGGCCAANTTTTTCAGNTTTATGGCCAGCCATGGTGAACCTGCCCCCAAACCTACCCCCAGCCANCCCGAGGATGAGGAAATGAAACCAGAACAGTTCGATCANATGCTGGGGGCCCTGACCGGCCTTGGCGACAAGATCGATTCTTTCAGCGTCAAGCTGGAAACCCAACCGGCCCCCGAGCAGCCCACCGCCCTGGTCACCGATCCCGCCACCGTTGACGACAAGCCANGNATCACCGCCGAGCAGTTCACCAAGTTGGAGCAGACCCTGACCGGCCTGACCGACAAGTTCAGCGAGCTGAACGGCAAGATCGACCAGTTCTCTGTCGAGAAGCCGGGCCAACGCCCGGGCGCGCTCGGCGGTGACGATACCCCCACCGCATATTAAGGAGCGACCGTGAGTCAGACCCTAACCGTCCAGGCCCGTCAGCGCCTCGAAAAATACAGNGCTGCCCTGGCCAAGACCTATGGCATCCCCGTTAACGTGCTGGACAAACAGTTCAGCGTCATCAGTGGCCCNGTGGAAACCGGTCTGCGCGCGGGCCTGCTCGCCTCTGTCGAGTTCCTCGGTCTCATCACCTGTATGGATGTGGANCAGATCAAGGGCCAGGTGGTGCAAGTCGGCATCGGCAAGCTGTTCACCGGCCGCAAGAAAAATGGCCGCTTCAACGGCAAGATCGGCGTGGATGGCAACACCTACGAACTGAGCGAGACCGATTCGTGTGCCTCGCTCGACTGGGCAACCCTGTGTGTCTGGGCCAACGCCGGCAACGAGGGCGAGTTCATCCGCCTGGTCGGTGAGTTCATCAACACGGCATTCGCCCTCGACATTGTGCGGGTCGGCTGGAATGGCGTTTCTGCCGAAGAGACGACCGACCCGGAGAAAAACCCGCTGGGTGAAGACGTCAACAAGGGGTGGCACCAGATAGCCCGTGAGTGGAACGAAGGCAGCCAGATCATCAAGGCCAAAGCCGGCGAGAAGATCCGCTTCGACCCGGACGGCAAGGGCGATTACAAGACCCTGGACGAGATGGCCTCCGACCTTATCAACACCACCATCGATCCGCTGTTTCGCCAAGACCCACGCTTGGTGGTGCTGGTCGGTACCGAACTGGTGGCGGCGGCCCAAGCCAAGCTCTACAGCGAAGCCACCAAGCCGAGCGAGCAGATCGCCGCCCAGAAGCTGGCCGAGTCCATCGCCGGGCGCAAGGCCTACATCCCGCCCTTCTTCCCGGGCAAGCGGATGGTGGTCACCACCCTGGACAACCTGCACTGCTACACCCAGCGCGGCACGCGTAACCGCAAGGCCGAGGATAACCAGGATCGCAAGTGCTTCGATAACCAGTACTGGCGCATGGAAGGCTATGCCCTGGGCGAGCACCTGGCCTATGGCGGCTTTGAAGAGGCCGACATCGAGATCGGCGCCGCGCCGGCAGTACCCGAGGCCTAAGCCATGAGCTCACCCGGTCAACGTCACAAGCAACGCGTGCAAGCCATGCAAGGGGCGCAGCAAGCCGCCAGCTCGGGCATGGCCAGCGGCGCGGTGGCGGACAGCCTGCACCTGCAGATGATTGCCCTGGAGCAGGACATCGTGCGGCTGCGCAAGCTGGCGCGCATTGGGGATCGGGTGAACATGAAACGCGATGAGCTGATGCCCAAGTACCGCCCCTATGTGGCGCGCTATCTGGCAGCGGTCGCGGAGTCGGGCCAGCCCTACCAGAACGAGCTGTTTCAGCGCCTCATCATCTGGGCCTTTGACGTCGGGGACTTTGATGCAGGCATTGCCTGGGCAGAGCTCGCCATTGCCCAGGGCCAGCGCACCCCGAACAACATCAAGCGTGACTGGGCCCACTTTGTGGCTGACACAGTGCTGGAGTGGGCCGAGAAGCAAGCGGCCGAAGGTCATGCCGTCGAGCCCTGGTTCTCCCGGGTGTTCGACAAGGTGCGCAATGACTGGCGCCTCAACGAACGGCTGACCGCCAAGTGGTTCAAGGCGGCAGGTTGTCTGCTGCTGCGTGACCATGACGGCCAACCCCGCCCCAGCGCAGTGGGCGACAGCGCCACCCTGGAGCAAGCCGATCACTGGCTGGCCCAGGCCGACCAGCTGCACGGCAAGGTGGGCGTCGGCACCTTGCGCCAAAAGATTGCTATGCGCCTGCGGGTGCTTAACCCAGAGCAATAACGACTATCCGCGCCACCGCACCCCGGCGCGAATGCCATGGGCAGCCTCTGGCTAACCCAGCGGCAATTGCGTGGCTTCAGGGGTGCTCCATTTCAACCAACCAGCGAGGCACGCCATGTTTGCAGGCAAGAACGTCGACTACAGCGCCGCCACTATCCGCAATGACGGGTTCTGGCCGGATGTGGCCGTGGCCGATTTTGAGCGCCGCCGTGCCCTGCCTGCCGATCTGGATGCCCAGACCACCGGCGCCGCCCTGCTGGCCGCCATCTCTGAAATCAACCTGCAGCTCGCGACTCATCAGGCCGCGCTGCAGGCCAAGGGCTATGCCACCGCTGCCGAGGTCCCCGGGCCCAGTCTGGAAGGCGGCAGCAATGCACTGACCGAGCAGTACCTGGCCGCGGTGTTTGCCCGTGCCAAGGCGGCGCTGCTGCCCGAATTCGCCAGCGTCACCGAGCGGGCCACCGCCAACAACCAGCTGGAGCGATCGCCAGACCAACGCGCCCAGCTACTGGCCGAGAGTCAGCAACGGGTGCGCAGCATCAAGGGCAAGCACAGGACGGGGGTCTCGCTGATATGAGTCACGATCTGCACGAGCAACAGGCCCAAGGCTACTTCCTGCAAGCGCTCCACGCCGAGCTGCTGCGAGTGCTGCCGGCCAAGTGCCACACCCACCTGGATAGCTGGATGGAGAACGGCACCATCCGGCTGGAGCCCAAAAACATGGGCCCCACCGGGGTTGACGTGGCCTGGCTCACCTATCAGGCGGTGTTCACCATCGAGCAGCTGCCGTTTCGCGAGCTGGATCCCGCCATTGTGCTGGCCGCTGTCGCCGCCTGGGTGCAGGAGCATGACGCAGTCCGCGAGCAGTTTGCGCTGCCCGATCCCGAATACGCCGTCACCCCGAACGATGAGAAAACGGCTGACCTTGAGATCCAGCTCCCCTTCACCGAACCACTGCGCCTGGTGGAGCACCCGCAAGGTCCCATCAACTGGCTCGGCAAGCGCTGGAACGTGGCCCCCTATGACATTTGGGTCGCCGAGCAGATTGACCTGAATGTGGGGAACACCGGCCACCACAGTGTCGGGGCCTAAGCATGATCAGCATCACCCTGGACAGTCGCCGCACCCAGGAGCAGCTCAAGCTGCTGGCCCTGTCGCCCAAGCAGCGCAAGCGCCTGGTGTGGCGGGCAGCGGCTGAGCTCAAGAAGCTGGCCGCCCGTCACGTACGCCAACAGCAAGACCCCAACGGCAGTGCCTGGGCTCCGCGCAAACGGGGCAAGCGCAAGATGCTGCGCGGCCTGCCCAAGCTGTTGGAGATCCACGCCCCCCGCCAGGACGTGGCGGAAGTGGGCTTCAAGAAAGGCCCCATGAGTGCCCACGCTGGGGTTATCGCCAACACCCACCAGAAGGGGCACACCTACCAGGTGAGCGCGGCCAGCCGGCGCCGCATTGCGCCCAGTGAAGGCAGCAAGAACAAGCCGGCCACCAAGGCACAGGCCCGCAAGCTGCGGGAGTTGGGGTTCAAACGCCCGGGCAAGCGCAAGCGCTCATACCGCTCGGCCTCGCTCGGCTGGATCACCAGCAGCCTCAACTACGCCCAGGCCGGCCTGCTCATCAAGAAGCTCAAGGATGAACCGGTGAAAGAGCGCTGGGAGATAAAGCTCCCTGCCCGCCCGTTCCTAGGCGCCAACACCCGGCAGCGGGAACAAGCCTTTGCCCGCGCCCTGCAGAGCATCGACTACGGCTGGGACGTCAACAAACAAGACCTGAAGGGGAACTAACGCCATGTGGCCTTATGTACAGATCAACAACTTAAACCAGATGCAGGGGCCCGTGACCGAAGTCGAGCGCCACCTGCTGTTCATCGGTAGCGCCGCCAGCAACACCGGCAAGCTGCTCTCCCTCAACACCCAGTCAGACCTCGACCAGTTGCTGGGAAGCGGTGACAGCGAGCTCAAGGCCAACCTGCTGGCCGCCCGCGATAACGCCGGCCAGAACTGGACCGCCGCCGCTTACGTGCTGCCCACCGACAAGCCCTGGCTCGATGCCGCCCGCGAGGCGCAGCAGACCCAGTCCTTTGAAGGCGTCCTGGTACTGGGTCAGGTGTGGGATCAGGTGAGCATCAACGCCGCCCACGCCCTCAACCAGGAGCTGATCGCCAAGTGGGGGCGCTGGCAGTTCATGCTGCTGGCCGTCCCCGGCATTGTCGCCAAGGCCGCCGGCAAAAACGCTACCGCCCAAGACTGGAGCGAGTACGAGGCCGCCTTGGCTGCCTTGCAAGATGGCATCAAGGCCGATTCGGTTGGCCTGGTGCCACAGCTTTGGCCCAACCTCATCGGCGCCTATGCGGGCCGCCTGTGCAACCGGGCGGTGAGCATCGCCGACAGCCCCTGCCGGGTGAAGACCGGCGCC